CTGGAATTATCGCGAAAACCACTGGAGCATCGGCCAGATGGCGCGCACCGCGTGGACCGCGGGTGGCATTTTTCGCTATCCGTTTGCGGCCAGCACAGACGGTTACGTTTACTCGCACGAACAGGGCTGGACCGCGGCCAACTCGCCGCTGCTTGGCGCGCGCTACGCGGAGAGCGGCGCCATAGAAATCGGCAACGGGGATGCGGTTGCAGTGGTGACCAAGCTGCTCCCGGACGAGAAAACGCAGGGGCAGGTGACCATGTCGTTTAAGACCCGATTCACGCCCAACGGGCCTGAGTCCACGTTCGGCCCTTATTCGTTAGACGATTACACCGACGTGCGTTTTACCGGACGGCAAGCGGCCGTGCGCGTGACTGGTGCTGCTGACGCCGATTGGCGCGTCGGCACGCCGCGCGTAGAGGCGACGACCGGGGGCGGCCGATGAGTTCCCCGGCGCCGGCATCACTTCGTTTGCCCGTCCCGCTTTCGGCGTACAGCGCCGAGCGAGAGGTCGTGCGCAACGGGATTATCGAGCGGGCCGATACCATGAACCGAAAACGCGGGCAGGACCTAGAGGTGAGCGGGCCCGAGCGACTGATTTTGTCCTCACCAGACGGTACGCGATGGAAACTGACGGTCTCGAACGCTGGGGTGTTGACCGCGACTTCGCTCTAGCGCTGGACGCTGTCCGGGTCGACGGTGAGCTGCCGGAATGGGCCGAGGTGTTCGCCCGGTGCTACGGTTGGATCGAGGCCGCGCTGGCCCGGTCCGGCGGCACGCACCATGTGGTCGATGTGTTCGACCGAGTAGCGCGAGGGCAGGCGCAGTTCTGGTCGGACCCCGAGGGATGCGCCGTCACTGAAATTGTGGCGCACCCGCGCTGCAAAGAATTGAACGGGTGGCTGGCGGGGGGCTCATTGGAAGCCGCCGAGCGCATCGAGGCTTATGTCGAGGATTACGCGCGGCGCAATGGGTGCCGGCGGATTGTTACTACATGCCGGCGCGGATGGGAGCGCAGTTGGATGACAAAACGACGCGGTTATGTGGCCGAACAGGTCACTCTTACCAAGGAGCTGTAAATGGGTAGTTCGAGTTCGCCCCAGACGAGCACATCGACCGTCAAGTTGCCGGAGTGGATGGACACGGCCGGGCAGCAGCTTTGGCAGCAGGCCTCGCAGGTCGCCTCAAAGCCATATGAGGCCTATACCGGTCAGCGGGTGGCGCAGTTCACCCCGGCCGAAATAGAGGCGCAGCAGCGCGCAATGGCGTTCTCGAATGCCAACGTCGGTGGCGCCGCGCTTGACCAGAGCATGGGCGCAACCCGGGCCGGCACCGAATACAACGCAAAATCGATCCTCGACATGGGGCTCGACAAGTACATGAACCCATATCTGCAAAACGTCAGCGACCGCGCGATGTCGGACATCCAGCGGCAGCAGACGATGACGCAGCAAAAGAACGCACAATCCGCCGCCGCTGCCGGGGCGTTTGGTGGGTCGCGACATGGTGTGGCGGAGGCAGAGACCGCGCGGAACTACGGGGACATTTACGCGAACCAGATGGCGAACATGTATGCCAACGCATTTAACAACGCGGCCGGGCTCGCGCAAGGCGACATCACGAACGCATACAACGCACAGAACCTGCGGCTGAGCGCAGCGAACCAACTGGCGACGATGGCGGGGACGCAGCGGCAGTTCGGCATGCAGGACATCGACCTCGCGAATCAGGTCGGGATGGCACAGCGCAAGCTGGACCAAGCGCAGGCCGACTTCGATTACCAGCAATGGCAGGAGCAGCAGAACTACCCGATGCGCCAACTAGCGATCCAGCAGGGCACCCTGTTCGGCATGCCCCATGGATCCACGACGACCAGCACCACGACGGGCGGGAGTGGCGGGTCCAACCCGCTGATGGGCGCCGCTGGTGGTGCGATGGCCGGGTCCGCGTTTGGGCCGTGGGGCGCCGTTGCAGGCGGAACCATCGGCCTGCTCGGTTCGCTGTTTTAGGAGGGCACCATGTTCGGCAGCCTGTTCAATCCCAACACCGCGGCCAGCTCAAGCTGGGCGCCGGGCTGGGCTTCCCAGCTTTACCAGCCGGCGTCGATGCCCGGCGCCACCCCGGCCAACTCATGGGGCGCGGGCATGTACAGCCCGCAGAGCATGGGCATGGCCCCCGGGCTCGACAGTTCTGGCTTGCTGGCGGAGTCCTTGTACGCCCCAAAAAGTCTGGGGGCGATGGGTAGGGGCGTAAACATGGGCCAGATGGCGGCCGGGCTCGGCCTGTTGGCCGACAGTATGGACAAACCCGCCCCGCAGATGCAGGCCCCGCAAGCCCAGATTACGCCCGGCCGGTACATTCCAATCGAGGAGCTGATGAAGCTGATGGGTGCCACCGCGATCCCGTATTCACCCCAGAGGTCCCCCTATGGCTAGCCTGCTCGACCTATTCG